GCACCGCTATGGTAGCAGATGTATTCTTAGGATCTATGTTACCTAGTGAAGCATCACTGATTCCTAGGGTTTCTTTGGTATATTGCATGGCTAATTCAATCGTATTAATGATTTGCCCTGACATTTGTCCAGGTTCCAAGTATCCAGCAATGTTTCTGATGTTTGCATCAGGTCCCATTCCCGTTACTCCAATAGCTGAACCAATTTCGTTGGTCCATCCGTCAATAACTTCCGCATTGTATACGGCTTTTGGGAAGGCTGTCATCATCAAGTGATACATCACCATGGCAAACATACGATTAATGAAGATTTGATTGGGCAGCATGCCTGTAGAGACTGCACGACCATGATATTGATTCTTTTGTTTCTCCCAATTCATCCAAGCAACCGGGTATTCTGTGAGACCTGTGTCAATATCTTGATAGATATACGCACTTTCTACACTCTTTGTCGCTTTGATGGTGCCTGTTTTCTTGTCTTTCCGGTACACAATGATATATAAGGCCTTGCCATATCCATCTGCATCTACTTCAATATCGGAATTGTCTCCCGCTTGTTCGTGAAACTCTGCATCTTTTTGGATTCCGCTTATCTCTGTCTCATTCTGTTTGTACATCTTCGCTTCTTCTTTCAAGTTTGCCACCGTATCACGGCCGGCAATGATGATATAAGGCTGAATGTCTACCCGTGGATTGTTCCCGTTCCCAAAATAAACATTGGTCCCGTCAACCAGCTCCATGCAGATATCACCTTTAATATCACCAAACGCTTTGCCGTATGGTTTCTTATCCATATCAAAGTAAAAGTGGGCGCACGCATCACCTGTAATGGCTGCATCAAACAACGCTTCTTTAATCTTGAAATCCATTTTGAATTTCTCAAATAGATTGTTTACTTGAGCATTGGCTAACTTCGATGGATTAATTGGATCATCTTCCATTTCCGAATGAGTCAATGGCTCAAAGTGTAGTTTGGATTTAGATGAAGTGAGCGAAGCCACAAAGAATGTAATGACTCGCTTGATAATGTTAAACACCGGCTTTGGCATGTTCTCTGCTTCAAGGTTTCTCCACTGGTCCCCCTGAAAGAAAGCAATGTTTGCATCTACTGTGTCATAGTAGTTCGGCTTGATGCTGTTGTTGTATTTCTTCCCATCTTCGAACAATCGCCAATCTTTCGTTTTCTTTTCACTCATTCAATCACTTCCCAATCATCTGCTAATAAGTCAGCTTGATAAGGTTGTGCTGGAGCATAACCGCCATCATCTTTTAATCGCGCTACAATCAAACAGTTTAATTTAAACTCTTTGTTGTATTTGAAACTTTCATAACCACTCGGCAAGCTTTCAGGAATAAACCAATACCCGCCCCAAAAGGAACGTTTAACTCTCTTTCCTCGCTTTAGCTCTTCTAATGCTTGACTAAAATTCATTTATTTCACCTTCTTCTTTGCTGTAGCTGTATCTACGTCATATGAAAATAAAGCCTTGAAATGTTTATCAAACGTTTGCATCTTCTCTTGTTTTCGCTGTTCTTCTTCACTGATGAATTTAGGCACATGAGTTTTCCTTCCGTGCTTGTAACCCATATAGAAGAATCCTATAAGCGCAATAAAAAAGACCACCGCTGATAGTAGTCCATAAAGGAATTGCATTTAGTTCACCTCGTTTCGCCTGTCACTAAATTATGCGTAGCTTTTTCACCGCATTTTTTACACATAAGAACGATTTGTTTAGGATCTCCTGTTATTGGGTTTAATCTTTCAACTTTATGTTCACACATATTGTCACCACCCTTTAGTAAATGCTGATACTTTCGGCTTGCCGCCTGTCATTTGTTTTACGGCCTTCTGGTGTTTCTCATGCGGGGTTAAATTGTCTGGATCATGTATATGTTTCTTCTCTTCTTTATACTTCATCGCTTCATCGTTGAGCGCATATCTCACCGCATCAATAGAGTGATTGTTTTTATCAGGGTATCCAGCCTTCCAGTTTCCGTTCGCATCCTTATCTAACTCATACGTCAGAAACTCTCGTGCTGTCTCTGGACATCGCACATCATCTATGATGATTTCCTCTAAGCTTTGCAGGAACTTGATGCCATACTCGATACTATCCGGTCCCTTCTTCACACCACGAATCTTTAAACCATATTGTCTAAGTTCATGGATAGACTTTGGTTCGGCTGAATCTGCGAGTACCATCTCATTGTTCTTGTTCTCAACCTTGATATGTTGGTATGCTGCATGATTGGATAATCCTACTTTATAAAGTTCATGGAATATATAAAGCCGCTTCTTCTTACGGTCATAATGAGTCACGTTGTAAGCGAGGGGATCGATTGCATATCCAAAGTCAAGGCCACGCTTCACATTATAGAAGTCTGCTATCTCTTCATCCGTAATAGGTCGGCACTTCACATTGTCGAATACTTCGCCACCTGTACCCGTGACTTCTCCTAAGTATTCATGCTGATAGGAGGTTGGTTTCACTTCTTTCAGGTGTTCCGCTTCCACAATGAACTGTTCACCTAGCCACTCTTTCGGCACGGTTAAGTAATTGGAATGATGAAAGAGTCTGTCTGTCCTGGTGAGCTGCACTTCTGCATTCACCCAATTGTTCGCACTCTTTGGAGGGTTATAACTGTAGAATACAGTGAACTTCTTTCCACCACGCATTAAAGATTGGTTAATCATCCGGATCTCTTCCATACCTCCGAATTCATCCACTTCCTCGTACCATAGGAATTTGCAATAGCCTTTTGAGAATTTAATGGACTTAATCTTCTTTGGTTTATCCGCACCCCTGAATATTATCTTTTGTCCAGTGGGAATATAAGTTAATCCTAATGGGCTAATGCTATCATGCCAGTATTTCTCCACACCTAGAACATCTATAGCCCATAGGAGTTGTTCATACACTGAATCCTTTAAGGTATCCTTAACTTTCCGCATAGCCACTGCATTGGCTTGGGGATCACTCATGATTCCTAATATGATTTCGATAGCTACAAACGAGGATTTAGTGGAACCACGACCGCCGCCGAACCAATAGTGTGTGTGATTGCCTTGTTTGATGTCCTTGTGAATAGGCTTAAAGGATGGGGCTACTATATTGGAAAGCTTAACTTTATTCATCTAAATCATCTACAATGGTCACACCTATATTTGCGTTAATATCCAATTTATCTTTAAACATACCTAAATGTTTACCGATTAATTCCGTTGCTTTATTAGCACCAGTGCTATCAAACTGATATTCTCCTGTTTCAACTAAGGTTTTTTCTTCATAGTCCCATTTCGTAACAGGTTCAGCTTGCATGCACTTATCAGAGATTTCCTTTAACCGCTTCAATACCCATTCAGCATCTAATTCAAGTTTCCCTGCTCTTACAGCCTGCAATTCCTCTATACGCGCGACAATGTTAGCCTTTGTTAGCAGTCTGCTTGCATTTGCTCTTGCTGTGCTTTCCTTAACATTATACCCAGCACGCAAATATGCTTGTGTTGCATTAAGGTCAATCATGTATTCTCTAATAAAAGCTTCTTGCTTATCAGTTAGTTTCACATTCATTCACCGCCTCCAAAGAAAAAAGCACCCCGCAGGATGCTCCTCTGTTCATATTAACCGCCTGGCTTGATGCTTTTGATAACTGCCTTATCTCCACCCGGTTTAGTTCCAGTATATCCGCCTACTCTTTCACTCATGACTGCCACCTACCTTAATGCCTTCACATTTCAAGCCGCCTGTGCCTGGATCTGCGTAACCGCCTACTTTATCACTCATATGAATCCCTCCCTTGTCTTAATTATATACGACATGAAGGAGAGTATTCCCTGCTTTTAATCTTCCATTTTCTCTCTACAACCTACCGAAATATCCTCTAGAGAAAAAATGTAAGCAACTGCCCCCACCTTTGGCATTTGTTGTCGCTTGTTTACCCGCCCGAAGGCACACCGAACATAAAAAAGACGATACTGTCTGGCACCAGTACCGTCTCTTGCCGAATAGTACGGAAAATAACTATCTAGACATTTCCGTGCCTTATTAAATTACCTGATACCTCAAGTATAACTAGATTCCTAGAGGATTTCAAAAAGTGTTACATGTGTGTAAAGTGTGCTTTTTGTGCCGTCTTTTGTTCGTATTGTGTTGCTAATAATTGCGATAACGTCTCCATTGTTTATAAAATTCATCCATAATAGCCTTTGTTTCTAAAGACATTTTGTATTTAATCCAAACGTACTCTCTTCTTCTCATAAATCCTCCTTAAACACAATTTATGTCAAAGATTCACCCAGCTAGCAAATCCACAATATTATCCCTCAACTTATGCACCTGTTTTCTTGATAGCTTCAAATGATGACTAATCGCCGCGATGTTCATGCCATCTAACAAACAATCCAGAACCACCTTTTCTTTCTCGTCTGTCACCTTGTGAATGCGCTCATTAATGAAATTAACTTTCTTCGCATACTCATACATGCGTTCAGACTTCTTGGAGCGACGCACCACTTCGTTTTCTAACGCTTGACTAACTATTCCTACCGCATGTGGTAAGGTGGCTTCTATGCCGTATTGTGCGATGCCTTGGAAGTCGGTTTTGCTTAACTCATAATCGATTTTCTTAATCTCTCGTATCATCCAGAAATAATCTTTCAGTATGCCGTATAGCTGAAACTTGTTATAGGTCAATCAGCTTCCCCTCCTGCTTGAACCGTCTTCTATATCAATTTTGATTTGGTATTTCAACGCATTAATTTCTTCTTTCGTGCTATCAAAGGCATTGGACCATCTTTTCATATCGCTGTATGCGTCCGCTTCCTCTGTTCTTAAATAAACAACGGCTAATTCCGCCTCTGCCGCTTTGTTCTTTTCTGCTTTAATGTAAGCTTCTGCGTGCAGTCTTTTTCTTGCTGCATAGATCATCTTGTATTTTCCTGAAAACTCTGCAGCTAACTTCCCAATTAAGACTAATTGTTTGGAGAGGATTTCGATTCGTTGGATTCTGCTTTCATCGGGCACCTGTTTTAATTGTTTGTTGTATTTGATTAGTTCCTGAAGATAATCGTCTGTCCAATCCTTTTTTTGCTGATTCATTTATTCATCAGCTCCTTAAACTTATCCAGCGTCATGCAGACTAACCATTGTTTGTTATCTGTTCTCAAAGCGACGGCATCCGGCTTTTCTCGTTCATCTTCTACCCATTCATATAACTGTTTAAAGCCACTTTTCCGCCGTTTGACTTCCCACTCTAACCCTAAACCTATCACGTCATTGGAATAGCCTTCTTGCGCCCCTGATAACGGCACACGATGACCGCCTATTAACTTAGCAAACTCTCTTTCGCCGCGCTGTCCTTTGTCCCTACTTGCTTTACCGCCCATTGGTTTTCTCCTTGTATATCTTTTCGAGTTGTTCTTTATTCAAACTTTGCAGATATTCAAAGGAGTATTGCGTGATCATGGTTAAGAGGGAACGTAATTCATCGCTATTCATTAATAACCCACCTCTTGTCTTTTGTGGTTAATTTTGTTTTTCTCCATGTAAGCTTGTTCTATTTGTTCCCAGGTAAAACCAAGCATTTCACCTAAACCTAAGAAATAACTAACTGCATATTCATAAGAGTCATGGCCGTTGTATTCATTAATTAGAGAAATGTGGTAATATAACGTTCTGAATTGTTCGGTTACATCCTCTTCGTAAATTGGCTTCCATGGATCCACCGCACGAACTTCAATTCCTAATTCAAGGATAAAATGTAAACAATCCACATACTCCTCAAGCAAAGGATTGTAATACTCTTTATCCTCTTCCATCATGCAAGGCACTCTCACAGCAGATGTATGAGGTAATTGATTCACACTCCAGAACTTAAACCCTCTCCACTCATTCGCACATTCGCCTAATTCGACTAATAACGCCAAAATTAGCTTATTGAATCTATCTGGTTCGTTGTATCCGATTCGATCACGTAAAACTTTCTGCATACTGAATAATTTTTCTAGGTTCATGCTCCATTTCTCCTCTTTATCCTGCTGCCATACAGGTTATATTTTAGTAATTGCTTTTTAACTTCCCAATCTTCTACGCCGAATTTGTCCGCTATTTGGGTTTCGCTTAACCCCATTCCCCAATATTTCAATAACTTTTGTAGGAAGGTGGGACCCCAGTTTTTAAGCTGGAGTTCCCTTGCTGCTGCATACTTATGTTCGAGTGGACAATCTTCAAAGAAACATATTTGTAGGAGTTGTTTTTTGGCTGCTTCGTCCCATCTCATTTTGTTCACCTAGAATGGAAGGTCATCATCCGAGATATCTATTTGCCCGTTTCCTGCGAATGGGTCATTATCTACCCTTGTGTTGCCCTGTGAGCGATTTTGATTAGTGTTAGATGTATTTGTATTGCTTCCTGCATTTTGGCTCTTATTAGGGAAATCAAAGCCGTTCACGACCACTTCTGTGAAATATTGCTTTTCTCCATTGTCTTTTTCCCATTTACGGATCTGCAATCTGCCTGTCACCCCGAATTTGTCACCTTTACAGATATGGTTAGCCATGACTTCAGAAAGTTTGCCTAGCACCGCCAAGTTAATAAAATCTGTTTCATATTCGCCTTGCTGATTTTTAAAGTCTCGTCTGACAGCAATGGTGCCGCTTCCCACGGGTTTGCCGTTGGGAGTGTACTTCAATTCAAAATCTTTGGTTGCATTACCTGTTAATGTGATTACGTTCATTTATAATTCCTCCTCGTAATTGACGAAGCAGCCACAACCGCCAACATCGAATAAATCAATTTGATCTTTGTTATCCGTTTCAAACTCTTCTCTTAATTGCTGGAGTGTAAGGTTTTCTTGTACTCCCTTTATTGTCCGTTTCAATATTGTTACTTCTTGCCCTAGATACTCCTGCATTTCTTTTTCATAACCTTCCATCCACTTATAACGGTCTGGAAATTGTTGAAGCAGATGGATAAAATGCCCTTGTCCACCCCTCACGCACATACCTGAACAATTGTTATGAGAGAATCCAAGCTCGTATAATCTAGGTGCGGTTATCCCTCTTTTTTTAAGTTCGCTTAGCATATCTTTTTTAGATAGGTATGGAGGTTCAATCATTGGAAACTCCACTTGATAAGGACTCCAATTCTTTTTAGGTGCTTTGGTCCGATGTTCTTCCGTCCAATCAATCCCTAAATAAAGGACACATTCATTTTCTTTGAAATGTTCTTTAATCCACTTTTCTGCTGTTTTTTGCTTTAAAATATGGGAACATTGAGCCAGTCTGCTATTACCTAACCACCGAACATCTTTGAATATTTCCCACGGGGTTCTCCCTTCGGATATATGAGTAAGTGGTACATCAAAATCTTTTGCTGTTTCATCCAGGAATCTGTATAAGTCCTCGTCCTCAATTAATGTATCTGTAAAGAGGAGACCCACATTTTCTTTCCCCTCTTTTTCAATTACTCTTTTAGCTGTCATCCAGCTACCAATTCCACCGCTATAAAATACAATGTGCTTCATGTTCGCTTGCTGTTCCCCCTTGCTATTGTGTAGTATGGATAATGGATGTTTTTACGCTTTTTTCTCTACGAATTCGTAAAAGTCACCCCGATTGATTAGCAATTCCTGTGTTTTGCAGTACTGATTTTCTTTCTTCACGGTTTCTTTGCCTGCTCCTTCTTCCCAAATCGTTAATACCAGGAGCTTATCACCGTCATAATTAGTTTTTTTGTGACAGGTCAAACGCCGCATTGTGCTTTTTCCACTCCCTCACCGTTTTATCTTCTTCTCGTAGTTCTTGGGTGAGGTATTTATATTCCAGATCCTCTTTGTCCATAAAGTATAACGGGCCATATTCCTTTTTAAAGGCTTCTCTCCAGTAAAGCGCTCGTTCTTCATTTAAGTGAATGTATTTATGGCATTGATTGCAAAGGAGTAAAGCGTTTGATATAACTCCACGGCCCCCTTGACTTCGGAAGGTCACGTGATGAAGATGCAAACCCTTGCCCCCACATTCAGCACATTGATTGTTGTATTTTTCTTTTACGGCATCCCTGACCATCTTCGAAAACTTACTGCGATCTCCACGCTTTTTCACACGTCTAGTCTCTTTTAATTGGTCTGCTTTGCTGTAGCTTCGTGCATGGTCATTCACTTAACATCACCGCTGCTAACTGTCCATGTGCCCGAACAACCTCTTTTAAAGCCTTATTTTCTACTGTAAGGAGTTTCAAGGTATCCCCTAAATTTTCATATGTTTTTACTAAAGTAGTAAACTGGTAATCTGTTTCTTCCAGCCTCTTAAACGTTTCTATATATTGTTCTTGCGAGTTTTTCTTCTGCTGTTCTAATTCCTCAATATATCCTTTTACCTTGTCGTGTAGATCCGGCCTATGATGTAATTCGGTTCTTACTTCCACCATTAGTTTTTGATAATCATTGAGGTAATCAGCCATTATTTTTCCCTCCGTTTCAAATGTTCTTGAATTCTCCGTTCTCTTTCTTTTTCATCCGGCTTGGGATTAATCAGCTGCATGTGTTCCCTTAATCGCTTTTTGTACTGTTGGCTGTCGTGATCCTCTATATATTTAGGCTTCTTCATGCTTCTGTCTCCATTCCATCAGTTTGTTTAGATTGAATTGCGCCTTTTCTAAATCCTTCATTCCACCTTTTTCCTTATGACGACTTACATATTTGATGATGTTCCCGATATAAAAGCCTTCTGCTACCGTTACATTGGCTTCCTTTGGGAAATGCTTTTCTAAATATCCATTTACATCAATTTCGTTCTTGTGGTAATGTTTCGGACGATTGATTTCATCCTCAATCACTGGCAGCGTATCAAAAAACTCGGACATCTATTTCACCTCTAAGATTCTAATCTCGTTTTCCATCTCAACTTTTCTTCCAAAGCGATAACACTCAATCGCTATATGTTTTTCGTGATCCGTTAGTTTGCGATTCCATTTTTGCTCCAGGTAGTAAATGACTTCGTTGTAGAAGATATTTTCGTAATTAAAGAGTGTCATATCAGTTCACCCCTTCTAATCGTTCGTGCAGCTCGTTCCACCAGGCAATGTCTTTTGTGTCTAGGGCTAAATCTATCATGTTGAGGATGTCTTGTTTCTTCTGCTTCTTTAATTCCTCAAAATACGCTTTGAGGGGATAGAATTCATCAAACATCTTTCCTCACCCTTTCATTCACTTCACAACTAACCTATATTTGATTGAACCTATATGGCAAATTGATTTTTTCTTTCTTCTGTAATGTTCTGTTTGTAAAATCCCAAGTGTCATCACAACTTGTAAGTTGAATAATCGTCTTTAATGCTGAGTTTAACCGTTCATTTTCATCATTTTGGTCTTGAATAATCTTAATTAACTCTAAAGTTGTTAAATTCAATAAATCTTGTTCTGATTCCACGTTTTCACTTCCTTTTTATCGTATGGGGTAAATCCGCCACATTTTAGCAACGGGATCATATAAAGCAAACCTGTCATCCTGAACAATAAGTGTGCGCCTCATCGTCTTTTAGGCCTCATCATTCCATTAATCACATTAAACCCGGCAACGGCTAATATTATATAGAGAGTAGGACTGGTTATCTCAATTAGAGTAAATAGATATGGATGTTTTTCGGCCCATGATAAAAATATAATCATCGTATCCCTATCATGCGTAAACCCGCTAAACAAACTATTCATTTACAAACCCCCACTACCAGATTTTCCACCCATCTCTGGGTTGGATTTTTCCTTTCATCAACCGATCTAGTGCTAACAGTAAAACCGCTGTTTCCGTTCGTTCCATTTCATAAGCAATTTCTGTTAAAGGTTTGTCTTTCTTCCACCAAAAATAAAATTCATTGATTTCATCTCGGCTCCAGAAGAAGTCGGCATCCTCGACCTCTTCCAAAGCTACATAGATATTTTGGCGCCGATTACGTAAGTAGTACGATTCTATCTTCCCGATGGCTTTTTGTTCGCTGGTACTCGTTATAACTAGGGGCTGTTCTTCCGTAGAATTCTTCATACTGCTTATTCAACCTTTCCAAGAAACTCTCAAATTGTTGTTCTTGAACTTGTTTATTCGTACATTCATTACAGGAGCAAGGAATGATTTGATACACTCCTGGCATGATTTGTTGGTAGGTGGTATGTCTCATTAAGCACCTCACTTATAAGTCTTTAAACCGTTCCATTCTAGACTTTGCTTTTTCTCTGCGATAACTGGTTGCTTCGTTTTTAATCGGCTGGCTGATTTCAATTAATCGATCATACGCCCGTTTTCCTATCCGCTCGGCTAATTCCTTCGGTTCTAGGTTAGAAGTTGCCAAAATCGGCTTTACCTTCTTATAGCGCCCATCCACGATTCTAAAGATGACTTCTTGCACCCAATCCGATACTTTTTCCGCTCCAATATCGTCAATGATGAGCAAGTCGCACATCTGCAAGCCTTTCATAATCTGTTCTTCTGTTTCTGTACTGTTTTTATTGAAGGTAGCTTTTATCTTTTCTAACAGGTCCGGCATACTAATGAAGACAACCCTTTTGTTCTTCGCTGTTAATTCATTGGCTACTGCTGTAGCTAAGTGAGATTTCCCGTTTCCAGGTTCTCCCCAAAACATAAGGGATTCGCCTTCCCAGGAATCAAATTCCTCTACATATCTTTTGGCTAATTTAAAGCACTTTTCCGAACCATCCCGCGCGATGAAGTTATTAAAATTAGAATCATTAAACCGTTTGCCCAAATCATGGATGGAGAAGAGTCGCTTTAATTCACTTTCCTTCAATCGCTCTTCTGCTCTCCTGATCGGTTCCATTGCTTTTTCAGCTTCACATTTGCAAACAGGCTGCACGATCCGTTTCTTTCCTAGAATTTCTACCTCTAATCTAGGCACTTCTTTTTGGCAGTAAGGACAAACTTTGATTTCAGAGGGAGAGCCAGTCATATTCGCTTGAATTAGGTTTTCGACCACCTTGTTTAGTGCGTTCATTCTTTTCTCCCTTCACCTTATCAGCTACCCAATTAAGAATAGCTCGATAATCTGACTTGTATTTCTTGCCGTTTGCCCCTTTATAGTTATCTAAGACTTCAATCATTTTTTTAGTAAGTGGTTCACCGTGAGTCTCAATTAATTTGTTGTATTCTGATTCCTTCATTCGAACGAATTCTGCATACTGGATATATATATCAGTATTTAGTTTTGTTTCAGTAATTGGTAAAGAATCAGTACTTAGTAGTGGTCGATTTCCCATCGGGTGGGTTTCCCTGTCGATGGATTGTCCAGTGGGTGGGAAATCGACTTCTGGACATTCATATACATGTGTTTCCCACGAAAGAATCTTTCCTTTCTCGTCTTTCGTAGGTTTTCTGACCAAGTAACCATACTGCTTTAATTCCTTAATACTGCTTTTTATAATCGATAACCCATCGGTAGAATGTTTGGCTAATTCTTCATTATAGAAAACCCAATCATCTGGCATGGATAACATATAAGCGTGTAATCCTTTTGCTTTCCAACTCAAACGATCATCATTCAACACTGTGCGATTCATTACAACGTAATTAGAATTTTTCTTTACTCTGTAGATACTCAAAATTTCACCTTCTTAGGTTTTAAATCTTTTACGATGTGATATACTAGTAATATCTAATTTAGTTTGGGTCCGATGTTGGTAGCATCGGGCTGCTTTTTTTATCCCCTCTTAACAAACTCAATGGCATTTCCGATAATTTCATAAACAAACTCGTGTTCTGTAAGAAGAAGGACTTGATATAAATCATCTATTAACTTTTCCTTTTCCGTCATTTACCACCCCTCCCTTCAGCTGTAACATCACCATAAACCACTCCGATAATTAAACAAGCAACCATTAAGAACCAAACTCCAGTAAACATCGAATCCCTCCTATTTCTTTAAAACAAGTAAATCGCCAATCTCACATTCTAATGCTGTGCAAAGCTTGACAATGGTATCGGACTTCATTCGATGTGTTTGCTTGTTGAGGACTTCTGAAATCGGTTTACGAGATAATCCAGAACGTTCACTTAATTCTTTGATCGTTCTGATATTTCGTTTGCCCATCATTTCTAAAAGATGTATTTCTAATGTTGGTTCGTTCATTTGCTCACCTCCTTGATTCAATTATACTACCCTTGGGTGGTTTGAAACAACCCTTGGGTATTAAATAATGCGAAAATATATTCGACAAACTACAGTATTTGACAAATAATCGAAATTTGTTGAAACCTTCAGGTTGTATTCTGAGTACGATTGTGTATAATAAGACTTGAAAGGAGTGATACCGAATGGTAGTAAAAAACAACCTTAGAGTGCTAATGGCGAGAAAAGGAGTCAACATCCAAGACGTTTCCGATGCCACTGGACTTTCTAGGAAATCAATTTCTAAACTATATAATGAAAGTTCGATTCAAATTACGTTTGATGTTATTGCTCGTTTATGTGTGTATTTCAACTGTGAAGTCAATGATCTGCTTTTCCTGGAGGGTTCCGAATCATAATCTCACCGCCTTGTATTTATGTAATACAAATCATTTAAAAAAAAGGAGCGAACACAAATGGCCCATGTACGATCTAATTGTAAGAACTTGTCCACTACTATTTCACTGGAGGAACCTTTACTTATGATGGTTGAAGATTATCGTTTTACTAAGCGTAAGGATAACCGCAGCCAAGCGATTGCTGAACTGATTAAAAAAGGGTTAAAGTATGAAGCGCTTTTGAATAAGAAGAAAGAGAAGATGTTGGGATAACGAAAACCCAACGTCTTTTTTTACGTCGTCTTTTGTTTCGCAAGGTGTATTAAAACCCAACTATTTTTAACAATATCCAAAACAGTCCAGTTAAAGGAAAAGCTAACATAAACCATAGTCCATTTAATTCCCAATCCCTATCTCTATACATTTGTATAAAACTAACAATTGAGCCTAGTATGAATGAAGTAAAAACAATCATATTAGTTTACTCCTTCCTTTACTTCACTTTTTAAGTTAAAGATGGCTATTCTTTAACTGATTCTTGCGACCATTGATATAATCATCATGAACCAGCGCATATGAGTGACCATTAAATTCTATTCGAGTAGGGGTTCCGTTCTTGGCTTTCATCACTTGAACGATCGGTCGGTATTTATCCCCTTTTGACCTCGCTTTGTGTCTCGTCATTTATACTTTCCGCTCCCTTTCACCCTATTGTGTTTCTTGTATCGATTAACAGGTGTAGTTGCAGCTTGCTCTGGTGTCATCCCGTGTCGTATCCGTTGAAGGAATAGAGGGTTACACACACCTGTAGCTGCAGCAATTTCTTTCCACTTCAACCATTCAGAAGGTTTCTTTTCAATGGGTTCCGTGATAGCTCTTTCGATGTCCCACCCATAATCCCAATAACGTTGTTTCACATTTTTTCTGGATATACCATTTTGCTTCGCTATAAGGTAATGTTCATCCGTCAGATCATCCGTTAGAAACATTCTCTAATCCTCCTAAATTAGTAAAAAGGTACACTCGTAATTTCTTCATAATCCGCATGGAACGCTTTTGAGGTAGTCCATTTTTGCACCACAAGTTTAAAGTGACAGTGGATACATATAAATAATCCGCTATCTGGCGTTTGCTTGATTGAGTCGATAACATGATGGTTCCTAACACTTCGCTGAAATGTTCACCTGTCATTAGATATCATCCCTTCCAGTTTCTATTTCTTCCTTTTTTCATTAAAAGCAAAGGCCAAACTAAACTGATAAGACAAAAGAAATATAATTTTGGATTTTTCGGGAAATCCATGTATTTACCCAATTCCTCATTCCAAAGTTTTTCATCCTCTTCGTCAAATTTAGGACTTGTTACAGTTTCATAGGATGCAATCATTAAACCAATAACTAAATAAACCAATAAAGCTATACAAAAATTTACCATTTTACACCTTCCTGTTCTAATTCTTCAATCCGTTTCAAGGCGATTTGTAGCTTATAGTAATGTCCATCACGAGCACGTTCTGCAAAATAGAGCTTGTCCGTCAGGTTTTCGATTTCATCCTTTAAATCCTGTTCATTCATTTGGCATCCCTCCGCATTTTGGCAATCCATGCACTGGCAACACTGCCACCCACACTTTCATATTTCCCCCGACGATAGTTGTAAGAGCCTAAACTGGTCATATTAGCCGTCTTTTCGGTGAGGGGATAGATAATGTGGAATCCTCTCTTTTCTAGGTCTGATATAGCCTGTAGAGCCTCATGTTTACGCTTGCGAGTGATTAATACTTCTTGCATCCCGATTCCTCCTAAAGAGAGGGAGAGGAGCTTACTCTCCCATTAAATATTTAAAATCTTCCACCATCTTATCGATGTTACCGTTGTAAAAATGGTTGTAATAATGGCGATTTAAAATGGTTAATTTGTCATTTTGCTCCCGTAATTCCCGTACTTGTTCAATGAGGGAGTAGATCATGACAAAGGTTTCTTTTTCGGCTAAGATGCCCAATGCAGCTTCTTTCTTCTGGAAATAGTGTTTTGTTTGTTGAAGGTTCACGGTGTTACCTCCTTCGTTTTTTGGTCGTAAGACGCATTAAGCGAAGTATCTCCACTTATCGCATTTAGGTGTATCACTCATAACAATAATTTCTTTTTCTCGACACTCATTACGTGTTGAATTAAAGAATTTACAACTATTACAGGTAGTATCAAAATTGCTCAGTTTCTTTAAAAAATCATCTACACTAAATTCTTTTCGTTCCATTTTTCCCCTCCTTTACGACGCTATATAGGTCAAAGGTATTCGATAACCCTTTTCATGGCTGAATTTTCCTTTTTTAACTGTTCAACCTTTTCAGCCTGTTCAATAAGCCACTCAATATCCTGTTCTTCTAGTGCAAGTTGTTTAAAAAGATATGTTTCAGCTTCTTCTGACCAATCCGTTTTAATCTGTTGTAACCTATCCAATACAAAACCTCCTTATGTCGTCTTTTGTGTCAAGGGAGACTAAGCCCCCTTCTTCTTCAATTCCTTTTGAGCTGATGTGATCCAGCCCGAAACCTTTAAAGTGATTTCCTTCGCTTCCTTCGAAGTTAATTGGGCGACATCTTGAATGTCTAACACTTTATAAACATCTACATCGGTTTTACCTCGTAATTGAGCAAATTCGAGAACCTTCGTCTTTAGTTCGCCTAATTCTTGTGGGCTTAATGGAGTCGGATCATTTGGCAAATCTTCACCAGCGTAGATGTAAAGCCCTAATCCGTGTAAAGCAATAGCTTTCACTAAGCAACGTTGAATCGATGTATTGATTTCAAAAGCGTTCGGCTGTGCGATCGGTTTATTGTGGTTATTTAGGACCGGGTGAATTTGGCTTAAGGTGATTCCGTTCACCGTAACCGCCACCTCTACAAAATAGCCGCACTCTGTTTTCATAAACGGCATTCCATCAAATCGAATGACTTCCCATGTAGCATCTGGATGACATTTACGAAGCTGATCTACTGCCCACGCCCACGAAAGATAGCTAAATTTCCCCTTTTTCTCTGTATGTTCGGACACATCTATTTTAGAAAGTTCTGTATAGTAATTAGTCATACTCGATAACCTCCAAATCAGGCTGTACGCCTTGTTCTAATATCATGTAATAGTCATAGTCGCTAATTTGTTGAAACCCGTTAGAAACGGCTGTGTGTGGCTTACCGTTGATTACGTAAATAATCATTTGATCCGCAACCCCTTTCCTTGCTTAAGGTTACATCCTTCGATGATTAAGCCATCTTTCAAGGCTGTTAATATCGCCTTCTTGTCAATCTTGCTAGGTTGTGGCAACATGTAAGTAGATGGAATTACACTTTCATCGATTACTTCCACACTTGGAGGATTTAGCTGGAGGGATACGGTTACGGTAGGACGTTTCACTTTATCCAATCCAGCTACCTCTAATTGATTTTGCAGATATTCTTTGACGCTTGAGATACGATTTTCAAGGGATTTACGACGATCCGCTAATCGTTGTTCTTCTTCTTTAATGGCTTTCGCATCTGCTTCTAAGCAACGAATGAATTTCGCCATGTTTTCTACCTTATCCTCAAGCGCTTCTTCGATAGCCTGTAATGTATCACGAAACGTTTCTTCATCCAGGACATCCACCATATCCAGTAATTGAGAATAATTTTGGCTAATCTCATAGAGACGCATTATTTTACCTCCTATTCGGCTGT